CTTCATATGGTAATAAAGTTTCGGACATTTTTTGTTTAACTTCATCTTTTAATTCCACACCTTCTAACCAAGCTAAAACATAAGTTCCTAAAATTTCAACAATTTTATTTGAATCATACGTCCACATTCCGTTTTCATCTAACCAATCAGGTTCAACGTTAGGAATTTTTCCAATGACAGGAACTCCTGATTTCATCGATTCTAATGGGAACGTACCGAATGTTGATTCATCATCAACCCAAACAGAAACTAAACATTCATTTAATGCGTCGGCAAATTCTGTGTAAGATAATTGAACCATATCTCTAAACGTTAACCATCTAAGTTGTGGATATTTTAAATAAAATTCAGAAATAATTCTTCTGTGAATTACTCTATCTCGACAACTAATTGCGATAAATGGTTTTAATGGTTTTTCGGATGGTTTAAAATGATCACCAATAATTGGAGGTACAATATGTACAATTGCCTCAGGGAAATACTCTAAAATGTATTTTTTAGATTCTTCTGTTGTGGTGATTGCTTTATCAAAACCATAATCTGACCATCTACTACCAACTGGTAATGTATCGAATATGTAATCTTTTTGTTGAACTAACATAATCTTAACACATTTAACACTTGCTAACTGTTGTAGTACGTTTGAATAATACTCAGGAACAACCAATACGTCGTCGATTTTTAATTCAACCTTATCATCTTTAATTGATACGACAGGTATATTATTATAATCCCCATCTAACCAATGAGACACTCCACCATATGTGTTATCCTCAACTAAAATTTTAGAAGTATATCCATTTTGGGTTAAAGTCAACGCCATATCATAGATATGTTTTACCGCCGCTCTTGGGTTATTTTTTGTGTCGTATGTTAAAAAATATACGACGTTTTCATTTTTGTCTAACCTACCTAAGGCAGACTCTAGTTTTTCTATGTTTTCTTTATTCATCATCTTCAATTAATATTCCGTATTTTATTAGTGTGTTAAATGCAATTTTTAAGGATACATTTACATTATTGCTTCCAAAGACTCCCATTTCTTCATCAACATCTTCGTAATCATTTAAAACTCTATCTAAACACATTTTAATGATTTCGTATTTAAAGATGTTAATTTCTAATGTTTCATTATCTTCATCATCTTTTATTGTATTTCCGGTTCGACATTTTTCGGTGATTCCGTCAATGTCAATGTAGTAGGGTTTTCCAAAGAGTTCGACCATAATTCTTCTATTTCTGTTAATTTAGTTATTTCTTTTTCATTTGTAAAGAATTCATTGTAAGTGGTTTGAAATTTTATTGCACTTTTTCCTTCAGGTTTAAGGTCAATAATTTTTTTATTATCACTTACCCACATATCACATTTTTCCCATTCCTTTTCAATGTCCACAGATTTTATAAATTTAATATTGTTACCTAAGAAACCATTTTTCGAAAGAAAAAACAGGGTTGCAGGTTTTGCTTTACCAACTTCATCAACACCAACTACTGTGATGTTATGTTGTGGATTGTCAAAAATAATTTTATTTAAATCTGAAATTGATGTTGGGTAACTAACACCAGCGTGACCAAAAATCTCAATAGGATATTCAATATATGTAAAAAACTCAAACTCTTCCATAGATTGAAATTTGTATGAGTTAAGTAAATTGTCGTTTTGAATTGGGTACACGATGTTGTATTCGAAATCGGTTTCGTTTTCGAATTCAGATTGTAAAAACGCGTCTGTGTAGTGATAGTTAAATTTCTGAATGAGATTTCTTAAAACCCCATCTATGCTAATGTATATTTCCATATGGAAAAAGATAATACGAATAAGGTTATAAGTAAACCCTATTCGTATTATTATGTTGAGTCAAAATTGTAATATTCTACAATTACTCGTATCTATTAAGAATTTCTCCGATGATTGGGTTTCTAACAATGTCCTCCATACCAAATTCAAATATTCCAATACCTTTTACGTCCTGTAATCTTTTTTTAGCGTCGTATAATCCGGACTTAGTTTTGTCTCTAAATTTATCCGATTGTTCAAGGTCACCAGATAAGAAAAATTTAGAATTAAATCCAATACGAGTCAATAATAATTTAATTTGGGCAGGGGTTGCGTTTTGAGCTTCTTCAAAGACAAGTATGGTGTTATCTACGTTCCAACCTCTCATATACGCCAAAGCGGCCACTTCAATATAACCCTCATCTTTTAAACGTTCTCTCGATTCCTTACCTATGATTTTATTTAATAGATAATATGATGGATAAATGTATGGGTCTAATTTCTCTTCTAATCCACCAGGTAAAGAACCTAACTTTTCTTCGGCTTCAACCGCTGGTCTAACAATAATAATTTTTTCATATTTGTTAGAATCATCGTGTAATAAATCGATAGCTCTTTTCATTGCTATATAAGATTTACCAACACCCGCAGGACCAAAACATAATGTAATTTGATTATCCCCAAGTATCTTCCAATACTCTTCTTGATTTTTAGTTAAAAATTTCTCTTTCGGCCTCTTTATTATTTGTCTAATTCTTTCCTTATGTGATGTCTTTCTATCTTCCACAACTACTGGTGGTTGACTTCTACTAGCTTTAGGTTTTACTGCCAAAATCTTTTGTTTTAAATTCTAATTATTATTGATAAATATCGACTACTTTCCTGTGCTACCAAATCCACCCTCACCTCTATCGGTTTCAGAAAGACTTTCAGAATTAACAAAATTAATCTTTGGGTAAGGTAAAATAATGATTTGAGCCCCTCTTTCACCTACTTCATAGATTACTGAAGAATCTCCCTGTGTTTTTTTAAATGTTGCTTGAATCTCACCTCTATAACCACTATCGATTACCCCAACAGAATTTGTTAATAATAAATCTGTTTTACGAATTGATGATCTTGGGAAAACTAACCCAACAAATCCAGTAGGTATTTCTAATGCAATTCCAAATCCATAAGAAACATCTTCTGTAGTGTTTTTATATACTTCAGTAATAGTTAAATCCATTCCAGCGTCTCCAGATTTTGAATATGTTGGAACTACCGCATTTGGGTGTAATTTTTTAATTTTAACGTCCGTAGTAAATCCTGCCGCAGCAAAATTATCCTGTACGTCGGTTGTTAATTGATTTAATAATGAATCTAATTCACTAATAAAAGATAAGTCTTCGCCTTCTTCATCGTCAGACATTTCTTTTTCTAACTCTTTTAGTTTATTGATGTAGTCTTCTAAATCTCCTTTATCCATTTTAATTGTTTTTCTTTTCTAAAATCCATTTATCCAACTTCTTGATTCTTTCTTTCAAATCGTTGTCTTGTGGTCTTAAGCAACACTCAACGAATACATCTGTAACTCGTTGAAGTTCCTCAACAGTAACCTTAACACCAACCGAGTTAAGGTACTCTAATGCCATTTTACTTTGTGACTGACGAAGTATTTGTATATCTCTACTATTAAAGTCCATAACTCGGATGATGTGTTTTAATTATTATTTATAATACTCAGGTGTGTTTTTAGAATCGATAACACATTCGATTGCCATTTTGGCAACTGAGATACTTTCACTTGAACGAGTATCTCCAGCTCTGTACTTAGATGCCACAATTGTTGCTTCTTCCACCGTTTCGGCTTCAATAATGTACTTGTACTTTTTAACACGTGGGTTACCTTCTCTGTCTAATTGTTCGGACTCATATCCGATAGTTACTAAATAATGCATAGTTGTTTTAATTTACTTGTTTATAATTGATTTAAAAAATTGAACTCTGTCTTTTGAAACATTCTTTAATGAATATTTGTCTTTAACCGTTTCGTAAAGTCTGTTACCTAAATCTTCAATCATATTAGGGTTCTCGATGAGTTTCTTCATATGTTTACCCCATAATTTATGATTCTTTGATGGTGGAACAACTAACGCATTCCCTTTACTATTAAATTCGCTAGAACCAGTATCTATCGCGGATATTAAATCTAAAGTATATGGTTTAACATCACTTGCAATTAAAGCTTTCTTATGAAACCCCGCTTCAATAATTTTTAATTGAGATTTATTTGCGTTAAACTCTGTTTCAACTAACGGTGCCAAAGATACATCAAAAGAATTGTAATTATTGGCATATTTGTTAATTTCTTGTGTCCATTTTCGGATGTACGGTTTATTAACATCATCATATGGAACGTCTGAAAACTTTAATAAGTAATTTTTATAGTCTTCATCGATTGCTTTATATTTTTCCGTGAAAATATTTTCATAACGGAACCAAATAGTTTCGTGTGGTAAAATGTTACGTTTTCTAGCTTGACCGTCTTTAGTCATTTCGGTAACTGTACCTCTTAAGTCAAATCCACATAATACAAACTGAGCCTTATCTTTAAAAGAATTGTGAGTCGCGGCAATACCCGATGACATTAACTCGATATCATATAAGTGAGATGAACCTCCTAACCAACCAAAACGAACTTTATCTGATTTAGATGGGTTGGGTTGAAATTGTGGTTCGTCTGGATTAACTGCATTTGGGAAAATCTCAACGTTTTTAATTCCAAGTCTATTTTTAATGGTTTGAGCGAAGATTGGAGTTGTTGTGGTTACGTAATCCGCTAATTTTAAAAGTTCTACCTTTTTCTCAGCAATTTTATTCGCTTTAATTTGTTGATACATCGGGTGTCTTTGATCTACCGTCCATAAATCGTCGATATCAACAACGACCTTTATACCCTTTGATTTCAACCAATGGATTCTCTTTAAATTCTCTTCGTGTGGTAATTGATGGATGAAACTGTGTAGTACAACTACATCGTAATTTAGAAACGCATCATCGTTATTTTCAACATTAAACGCGATATCAATATGTAGATCATCTGAGTGATTTTCCGCAAGATATTTGTATGGGTCTAATATTCTAAATTTCCCAACACCGTGTTGGTCGGATGGGATTGCTAAAATTCTTATTTTTGACATTTACATTAAGTTATATGTCTAAATAATAAACAAAAAAATTGAAAAAACAAAACGTTATTTTGCTTTATTTACTCCCGTGATTTTACCTTTAAAGATTGAATCTCCTACTTTAAGTACTAGATTTTCGTTAATTGATGAAGTTGTTGATGCTGTTAATATTTGATTTAATTTCTCGTCCATAACTTTACGAACGGTATTTTCGATAAGAACCGCAATTGCATTCATATCTATATTGTTATTAACAACGGTTTGTTTTGGTTGTGCAGATGGTCTGGTTGAAACACCTTCTTGTTCCATTAATCTTTTAGCTCCTTTGATAAAATCCATATCTAAGGTATCCGTAAGAGATATTTGAGGTATTGGGTTTTCTATCATTGCCTTTTTTATTGCGTCTGGTAATTTAGAACTGTTAATCTTGTCAACAGACGGTGACCCTTGAACTGGTCTTTTTGATGGGGAGGAATCTTGACTTTTCATCACATCTTCTGGATCTGATAATAACATAGATTCATTGACGTGACCTCTTTCAAAATTTCCACCGTCTACTTTATTCATCACTTTCTTAGCGTTTACTAATCTTGACATTAAATCGTTTTGTGATATTACTCCTTGACCTGACATAATAATAAATATTTTATATAATGGTAATTAAAATTACCCAAACATTAAAGTTTTAATTCTGTTTATTGATTCTTGTAAATCGGTTACATCTTCAATTTCATTATCTACTTCATCCGAAACTTTGATATTGTTTTTAGATAATAAATTTGATAAATCAGATTTAGAAGACATTTCAAATCTTCTTCTTGTACCTTCTCCTGGGTTTGTGTTTTTACCTATTTGTTTTTGAGTGTCCATCCACTCCTTTTCTTTCATTTTATATAACTCGGTACTTGCGTTTTGAAAATCTTGTGTGGTAATAATTTTTTCTCCGTTAACATCTTTAACACTACCTTGTAATTTATTGAAAATCTCACCTGAAAAATCTTTAGGTTGCTCTTGAGGTGCTGCTGAAGGTTTTTCATCCGATTTAGGTTGTGGTAACGGTTCTTTGGATGGTTTAACAGTTGGTTTAGGTTGTGGTGTTGGTGGAGGTGTTTCTTGTTTTTTAACTTCAGGAGTTTCCGTCCAATTTGTTGTGACATACGTTTTTACCATAGGTCCTTTATCTGACTCCTCACCTTGCTTATATCCGGGTCTTGTAACATCAAAAGTTTCATCTTGTAGAATTTGTAAATTACTCATTCTATCAACACGAAATGTTCTCCAATTTGTTTTACTATATCCCTTTTTTGAAACTGAAGGTGGTTGAATGTATGCTCTAATAATAACATTACCTCCCTTACTTAGTCCCATAGCCACAGCTTCTGCTCTAACTCTAACTCCAGACTTAACACTATCTCTAGATGGTGCCTTTGGACCAGAGTAATAAAATGTAATAGGGTTCCTATTGGTAATTGCACTTACCAAGGTATTTGATTTCTTACCCTTTGGAACCTCTTGTTCTCCTATAATTTTGGAGAATATTTTATTTAAATCCATATTAAAAATCTGGATATGTTTTTGTTAATCCGTATTTATTTCTTGCCGCAGTTTCCATTCTAACATTGATATCGGTTAGAGAACCAATATTATTAGAGTTTTCACCTTTACCTCTTTCATCACCATTAGATAACGCATTTGCGTGTACACTTGAGTACCCGTTATCTTTATTATAAAGATTTCTACCTGTGTTGTCTATTCTATTAAGTATATCGTCAGAACTACCTAATTCATTTTTTCCTTTAGAATCTCCGTCGGAAATTGCATTAGGGTGGTTAGAACCATATCCTTTACCGTCTGTATATGTATTTCTTCCTAATAATTCTTTTCTATTTTGAATGTCGATTGAATTACCTAACTCACTTTTTCCTTTTTCGTCACCATCGGAAATTGCGTTAGGGTGATTAACACCATAACCATTGTCGGAACTATACGTGTTCTTTACTAAATTACCAACACGATTTTGAATGTCAATCGAACTACCTATTTCGTTTTTTCCCTTCTCGTCTCCGTCAGAATTTGCGTTCTTGTGGTTTGAACTATATCCACCATTATCGGTGTATGCGTTTTTAGTTATTAAATCTTTTCTAAATTTTTCAGATAACGCTTCTAATTGTGTTGCCATATTATTCCATTAATTTTTTAATTCTTTCAACTTCCTCAAACAATCCAGTTAATTTGATTGATGATATTGAGTTTTTATGTGAATTACTTTTAATAAGGTTTGTCGGTGGTAACCAACCCGCCTTTTTAGTGTGTTTCTTTAAATGACTATTTTTTCTTTCACCTGTCATTGATGAGATATCATCCGCACGTTTTCTACCATCTTTTATATTACTAACCAAATCTCTTTCACCTTGTAAGTGTTGATTGGCCCATTTTTCCATTAATTCACCACCGCATAGGTCATATTTTAACTTATCTCTATCCTTATCAATAGTCTTAAGGTCGTGAATGATAGACTTTAATTGTCCGTATTTAACTTTTTTGTCATTAAGAATTTTTTTAGCTCTATCAATACCACGTGCGTGTTCTCCATTAAGACTAACAATTGTGTGGTTAATCTTATCTAAGATATTTTGTGGTACGTCAAAGATTCTATCTTTTAATTCTTTATTCATTATCTTTAAGGTGTTTAATTAAATCCTCAATAGATAAATTGTGACTATCCATTGTGTTTTTTAATGATTTGATTTGTTTTTTAACAATTGGACTTATTTCTTTTACTCCATCTGTTACAATATCATTCTCATTAGTTTTCTTACTCATTAAAGATTCAATATATTCTTCGATGAATTTTTTAGGGTTTTCAACTAATCTAACTTTATCATCTGGAAGATTTGGGTCATAACCAATAGCATTTAATCTTTCTTCCGCCTCACTGTCTCCCATTCCCAATTCTTTTTCAAAATATTCTTCAGCATCTTCTAAATCCGCGTCTTGACCTAAAGTTTTTTCATATCCAAGAGCTTTACTCATATCTGATTCACCCCAATATCTTCTATATGGTTGAGAACCTGCACCTCCAAATGAACCCATTTGACCTGTACCTGTTTTAGCAACCTCATCACTTGTTCTATTTTGAGTTACTCCTTTGGTTGCCGCCGTTGGACTTTTTTTACTTCTTTGAATGTTTCCTTTTACATCAACAATTTCATCAACTTCAGATTCGGATTCTTTTTTTTCTACCTTATTTGGTATTTTATCGTAATCGGTATCGTCAGAGAACTCTTTAGCCCATTTACCCCATTTATTCTTTTCTTTCTTAGATTTACCCTTCTCATTTGCCTTAGCATAAAAGAATCTTTGTTGTGCTTTCGAAGCGAATTTCTCCTCAATTACCTGTTTTATAAAATTATTCATCTAAATACACTTTTTATATAAATATCAAATCTTATGAAAGATATTTATAAACGTATGAATAGTCAAAATATTTTAAAATTTTATGGGACAAAGTTAGATGTCAGATTGGATAATTCGGAGTATTACGACTACGAAATGGCCAAATTAGATGACGATTATAACAAAGATGTCTTAGATTTATCAACCCCTATAACATATACGGGTCTGACGATTAATACTAATTTAACCAATTTTGACTGTATAAAGTCAACAATTACACTTGCTGAAGACAATTTAAGTGATTTAATTTCGGGATATACGTACTCTGGTTTGTCATTTACTTTAAACTATGAAAATTTTGTAAATCATTTTGGTGAAAATTATATTAATACGATTTTAGATTCTAATAGATTTAAATTCACTCTATTATCTGGAGAAACTCATTATTTTAAGATAATATCTTACAATTCTCCTATAACCGTAAATTTACCACCTTTAGATGTTTACACTGAAGATGAGATTATATCTGGATTTACTTCAAATGTTTATAGTTGTAGAAAAAACATAGTTAATCCGTTAGATTGTTGTCCACAGTCACCTAAATTAGGGGTAAAACCTTGGTCCTTTAAATTTAACGAAGGTTTAGGCACCGATAACTGCACACCAACACTAAAAAGAAGAACAGAAAAAGGTTGGACTTTGGATTTTATTTTTAATAGAAATAATCTTCCTTGGGGTGCGGGTAGTACGTTTTATTATATAGGTGTGAGGGGGGAAAATGACCCATACAACTATTCTGACAACAATTTATCTTTCCAATTTACTCCAGACAGAAGGATAAAATGGGTTTCACACCATTATTCGGGTTATTGTGGTACAAATCAATATGAGGAAGATTTTTACGTTACAAGTGGTCAAACACCTCAATTATGTACTATAGATCCCGAAAAGGATTTTAATGTTACAATTGTTTTTGACCGATATAAAAGATATACCGATTGTAATTTAGAAAATGATGGAGGTTGGAACGATATGATTGGGTATAGAATAAATCCATATCAAGATACCGAAGTTAGTGCAGTTACATCAACACAATTGGCGGTGTGGGACGAAAATGAGGAACTATCTAAAAAATGGGCAGATGAACGACAAAGAAGACTCGGAACATTAAAAATATATATAAATGGTAGACCGATATATAAGTTGGAGAATTGGGAGGAGGTTATACCATCTGAAAGAGGAGTTCAACCGTTTATACAATCTTGGGGTGGAGGAACAGGATTAATGGGTAATATTCACAGTGGTGTCTGTTGCTTCAATATAAAATCAATAAAATATTACGAAGAACCGTTAGATTTTATTCACGTTAGACATAATTTCATTACACGTCAAAATCAATATGATTTTTCCATTTGTGGTGTTACTTGTGAAGACGATTTAATTGGTTTGGTTAGTAATGGTTTATTAACTGAAGATTCCATACAAATAATAACAGAAAACGATAATATCGTATTATATTAAACTATTTATCTAAATGGCAGGGAAAAAAATATCACAACTAACGGGCTCACTATCTCCAAGTCTATCGGGAATTGTTCCAATAGTTTTATCTGGGACAACATATAGCACGACTTTAAATTCATTAAGACAAGTTTTAGTGGATAGTGGTTCTCACTATTTCACTGGTAGTCAAAAAATAAGTGGTTCCTTATTAGTTGGTACGGGTTCTTTTCATACGGACAATCCGGAAGTTTTACACGTACAAAACAGTAATAGTTATAATGTTGCACATTTTGAGGGAAATCACGGAAATTACATTCAATTTAACTTAAAAAACACAAATTCAGGAAGTAACGCCAGTGCTGATATTGTAGTAACCGCCGACAATGGTAACGAAGGTAATCACTTTATTGATTTAGGAATTAATTCATCCACATACCAAGGTGGGTTTGTTGGTAGGGAAAATGATGCATATCTTTTAAACGTTGGTAAAGATTTATATGTCGGAACTGTTGGAGGTACTAATCATCCAGCTAAGTTACATTTATTTGCAGAAAACAATTGGGAAAATCCTCAAGTAACCGTACACACTGGTAGTCAAGTAACATTTAACACACCGTCATTTACCGATGGATATATGTACGAATTTAGTGGTAGTGCAAAAATGCAAAATGATTTATCTGTTAACGGTGAACTAAGCATTGGTGGTGTAAATGAAAAAATTGCATTAGAAATTAGTGGAGGAACCTCAACATATGAATTTGATTATAATGAGGCTGCGGTGTTCTATTTAATGGATTCAGTATCTAATAACGTTTATAATGTGTCAAACATACCTACTGAAAACAGAAAGGCAATATCACTTACCTTCATTATAAAACAAGGATTAACACCATATATTGCGTCTTCATATAAAATAAATAATGAAAACGTTTCTGTTAGTTGGGCAAACAATGAACAACCTACAGGAAATTCAAATAAAACTGACGTAATAGGGTTAACCGCTTTTAGAATTGGTTCATCTTGGAATGTCTTAGGTACTTTTACAACATTTGGTTAAAAATATATGATAAGTAAAGTATCATCACGAGTTGGTGCAACAAGAATTTTTGTAGTTAAACCTAATGGTTCGGTTAACACACCGACACCAACGCCCACATTTACCCCTACACCAACACCTATACCAACTAGTACCCCTACACCAACACCTACGGCAACTAGTACACCTACACCAACACCGACATTTACACCAACACCTACGGCAACTAGTACACCTATACCAACTAGTACACCAACCCCAACATTATTTATACCAGAAAACGACTTTACATACGTTATTATTCCAAATAACGATTTAACATATACATTAATACCGAATAACGATTTAGTGTATTTGCTAATACCAAACGACGATTTAACATACACGTTAATTCCTACAAATGATTTAACACACACATTAATACCGAATAACGACTTATTATATACGTTAGTTCCAGATGGTGACTTAAATTATGTTTTGTTACCTGACAACGATTTGAACCCTGTTGAAATTCCAATTAATGATATTAACTACACATTAATTCCAAACACAGATTTAACATATACATTAATACCAAATAACGATATAGAATCTATTGTACTAAAACCAGGCGCATCGTTCTATGGTTATGTAATATTCGGAGAACAACCTGATATTTGTTATGGTTGTGACGGATGTGAGACACTTTATGTAGTGGGTGATGGACCAACATTCTGTGAATCAAACGTTTTTGTTACAAACGGAGATGGTTTTGGTTTTAGTGGTTATGGTTATATTAGTTACGGCGGTTATGTTAAATCGGTTAATCTAAATAACACTAACATTGCAACGTATAGAACTGATTGTGAGGTTTGTCCTGAACTACCAATAGATGAAAACGGATACAGATACTATAAGTGGGAAATAACCGACACTAAAACAACCGATTATTATACACAATCATCAGAATTTGTGTTTACAATTAACGGTACAAATCAAGTTATGTCAGGCGTTACAATGAGTAACCCAGGGGCAATGAATTTAATTGATGACGTGGAAGGTGCAAATAAAATTATTGATGGTGACCTAAACACAAAATGGTTAGATAGTATTTCTTCACAATATGGTAGTAAAGCAACATTAATATTTGATTTTGGTGAACAAAAAATATTCACAGGTTATAAATGGGCAACTGGAAATGATTATGAGGAAAGAGACCCTAAAAATTGGAAAGTATTTGGTAGTAACGATAATGTGAATTATACAACATTAAGTACTGTTAGTGGATATACGTCGACATCTGATAGAAATACATTTAATATCGAAATGGATTTCGATTATGCGTTTACACCACCGACCCCAACTCCCACACCTACTTCAACACCGAGTCCAACACCAACTAGTACTCCGACACCAACACCTACGAGTACTCCAACTCCAACACAGTCACCGTTAGATTTTACATTTACCGCCGAATGTGACCCACAAGGTACCAATATAACCAATTTCTCAGGTGGAAGTGGTCAATGGGAATATACCGCAAATGTATTTGGAAGTGAGAATGAGGCATTAAACGCGGGACTATGGTATACCGTTGCAAATTCTTGGAATAATGTCGGAGTACAGACAAATTCAGATGGGACGTATTGGGCGGCTGTGAGAGATTTAAATAACCCAAGTAATATAATTGCAAAGTCCGTAACTATTAGTTGTGTAACACCAACTCCAACTCCAACACCGACAAGTACTCCAACGCCAACACCAACACCTGAAATGGTAACATTGAATATTGACCTTGCATATGGTATTGATAGTTTTTCTTTTGGTGGGGTCACATACACTTCTGACACAACAATTAATGTTATTAGAAATCAAACATATACTGCAATTTGTGGTAGTTCATTTTTCTCCACATTTACAGGTACTGGACTTGCACCATTAGTACAAAATGCATCTAACATAGCGGTAACTGTTACAGGTAGTACCGCAACTTTAAATGTCGTTAGTACTTTACCTGAACCAACACCAACACCAACACCAACTAACACTCCTACACCAACTCCGACATCTACAAGTACACCAACACCAACACCAACTTTACCTCCATTAAATTTCTCAATTTCTGGCACTTGTAATAATAACGGTTCGATTAGATTAAGTGATTTTGTTGGTTCGGCGTCCAATAATTACCAATATAGTGCGGGAACACATACTACTGAAAATAGTGCACTTAATGCATCTTCGTGGGGACCTATAATCGGAGGAAATATTGGTAGTGTGATTATAGGTTCAAGTGGAACATATTGGGTTGCGGTAAGAGAAACCGAAAACCCTTCAAATATTATTGCAAAGTCGGCAACAATTAATTGTGTTGCGGGACTTGGTTTAGTTTTACATTATGACCCATCTAATACAACCTCATACTCAGGTACCGGCACAACAATTAACGATTTGACCGGTCAGGGTAGAGTTGGAACGATGTCAAATATAACACACACATCACCATACTTTACATTCAACGGAACCTCTTCACAAATTTCAGTTGCCGATAGTATAGGGTTAGAACCACAAAGTGGTGATTGGACAGTGGAAGTTTGGGTGAATCAGACAGTGGCAGGAAATGATGTTGTACTTGGTAAATTTAACACCGGTGGACTTTCATCAAATGTAGGATATAGTATTAGAACTACGGGTTCGTCATTTTACGCACAATATGGTTCAGGGTCAGGTTCGGGATCAACATTATTCTCCAATAGTACAACACATAATGGGACAGTAAATACTTGGTATCAATTAGTTTATGTGTTTACCAATATTGCAGCAAACACATTTGAAACATTTGTTAATGGTACAAGTATAGGTAGTGTGAATCATAGTTTGGCAAGTATATTAAACACCACCACGAATTTATACATAGGTTCATATAATAATGGTGAATATGCACAGTGGTTTGACGGTAAAATCGGTATAGTTAGAATATATGGTAAAGCATTGACCGCCGCGGAGGTTTTAGGTAACTACAATACGGACAAATCAAAATATGGATTATAAAATAAAATATAACAAATAATAAAAGATACAATAAAATAAAGTATTTATAGTAGACAAAATATTAAACTATGGCAATTGGAGCAAGAATAACAAGTGAAAACTTAAGTGGTAAGACGGCAACGGTTACGTTTATACCATATACAGGAACAACATCGGGAACCACGGTAAACCTTGGGACCAAGACAATTCCTTTTAATAATATCAACACTCACCCATATGGTGTTTATAATCTTTACTTTGCTGAATATGATTATACATACACGTTAACCGTAGATGAACCCGTAATCGAATCACAATTATTCGTTCATTCGAATAGAATGACGACTTCAAGTAACTATGGTGCAGCAACGTTAAACTTTAACGATTTTACTGCTGAAGTCATTGATTTAGGGGTTGATTCAACTTATTGGTATAACAGCGACATTTATCCATTAACCGATTCAGGTTATGGTTACTTTTTCGGAGGTAATGACAACGGTAATGAAAAACTTATAATATTCACAGACGCTTCGAACGCAATTGTTGGCCAGTATAGTGGGACAACAAATAGTTATGACTTTAATAGTTTAGAAGGTAAATGGATAACATATGAAGATGCCGATAACGGTATATTAAAATATTTTAACGGAACAGATTTATATACCTATACTTGGGACCCTGAAACACATTATATTGATATTGAAAACGATTATGACTCAGTAATGGGTGATGGTTCTTTTATTGTTAGAAAATATGAAATTGGACAATGGGGTTGTAATGGCCCAGGTGCTTCATATATTATGAAACCCGATGGTACTGTTATTCCATTCAAAACTTGGAACGACTGTATAAATATTGACCATATGATAACTCCATTTGTTGATTTCATTGCAGTTGAAACTAGAGACCAAAACACTAATCAATATACAAGTTTACAAATTTATAACACTGACGGTGATATTTTAGAAACAATATCACTTACGGGGGATACATATTCTAGTGTAGACGCAACTTTTCTTGGAACAGATAAAATGTGTGCAGTTTATTACAATTGGAACAACACCGCAGTAGATTATAAAATAATCCATTATAATGGTACAACAGGAACTTTAACCGAAACAAGTCACGTTAGAGGTTCTAGTTATGATGGTATTAACTTATCTGGTGACGAAAGTTATTGGCCAAATGATAACGTCGATGGTAGTGTAGTTATTTCATTTTATAACGAAGTTGGTTATGTTAATTTTGCTCCGGTATGTGATTATTTCGATTATGTTTATATGCTGAATAATCAAACTGGGTTTACAACTTATTCTGTAACAAATGATGCAAATAGAGCAATCTCACCATATGGTAACCTTGGAAATACCTATAAGACGTGGTGTGAAACAACAGGTAATACATTAGGTATATTAACAATAACCACTAGTGGTGTGACAATTGCAGATTTCAATGAACCGGTTTCAGGTGTAACCGATACCAATTATTACGGAATGGGAGATAGACTTGTAACATCTTACAGTACAAACAGTGGAATAGATATGTTTTTTAATTTAATTGGTAACGACGGAACAATTCTTGATAGTTTAGACCCGATATTATATTCAAATTATGCTTACAATATGTCTAGTAACGGCGATGTACTTTATTTACGTTATACCGATTCGTCCACCACTAATCACGCATATTATATTTATAGTGGAAGTACTGGTTTTACATCAACAACACATTATAATCAAACTAGTACACCAAATGATTATTTCACATCTACATTCTTAGACCCAAGTAATATGGTATTATGGTCTGAAGGTGGTTCAAATTGTAGAGTTTTAACTAATAGTGGAATTAGTTCAGAATTTAGTATTCCAGAATATTATAATTACAGTCTATCAGTTGGGAAAGATAAGTTTATGTTAGTATATAACGAATCAGATGGTGGAATTTATACAATAAATTTATATGATTTTACCGGAACATTATTAAACACTCACACAACACAATATACGACTTGGGATGATATATATTCGGCAAAAGATAGATTTGTGGTTATGTTCCAGGGTCAAGGAACAAAAGAAATTTTCTTAGTTAGTGATGAAATAATAACATCTGTTACAATGGATGATTATGATGGTGAAAGAATGATAAACGATTTCATTTGGTGGGATGATTAATAATTAAGAAATAAAAAAAATATAAAATATAGAATATGAAATCATTTAATTTAGAAGTTTTAATCGTTAAGAACGAAGAAAAACTAAAAAGATATAGTAAGACATTCAATGTTGACGAACCGTTAACAATTGAAAACATTAAGAGTGCAGTTAAAGAAGAAATCAAATTTCCACACGAAATTGTAAAGGAACAATTCTTTTATATGTCTAGTGAATTGAAAGAAGGTGAAACCGCACCGATTAAATCGGGTAACCAATTTATTTTAACAATTAAGTAATGGAATTTTTTATCAGACAAGGATCGACAGAACCAATCCTAAAAATGAGATTGATAGATGACGGTAAAAATGACAAGTCGTCCTTTAATGATATGCTAGAGAATTCCGACATCACATTTGAAATGTTTGATGTTAAAACAGAAGAATATCATATTTTAAATGGTTCTTGTCTATTAACGACGAGAACCAAAAAATATGACCAAACAACTGACGAATACTATATTACCTATCGTTTTACTGAAGAAGGTACATCAATAAAGGGTCGTTTCGAGGGTATTATTACCATTCAATTCTTGGATACCAATAGTAACCCAACAACTAAACTTATAACCCCAATCTCAGAAAAATTATTTATCAACGTAATTTGATAAACTAACCTTTTTTTATTATATTTGTAACGAATAAGACAAATTGTGAATTAATCACAAGATAATGTGTCGTTAAATGTAAAATAATGAAAGAAGTTATCTCTCAGGAAATTATCGAGAATTTCCTAAACGGGGCAGACCCCGAAGAATTCATTGTAGGTGTGGAATATGATTACCCATCCAACAAAATCTACAAAATTATCCAAGACCCTGAACAAGGGAAAATCGTTAAACCAGACAGTTTTACACCATTTTTATGGGTTGGTGACTTAGTTGGTTTGGGATTCTATAACGATTCCAAGACTGACCAAAAGAAAGCAATGGCAAAACACGGTATTCTTATCGAAAGATTAGAAACAGGTGAAAATGAAAGACTTGAAAACGGTTTAAAGTATCTTGTAAAAAGTCTAAAAAGTTACACAAGCTTAGTTTCTTTCTTTAAAGAAGGTGGTCTTGACCCTTGGGGTGAAACATCTAGACAACATTTTCAAATTTTATCTCCCGTTGAACAATATCTAGTTCAAACAAGGAAGAGATTATTTAAGGGTATTGAAGATTACGGTGGTGTTTATCGTTTTGTATTCGATATCGAGACCACGGGTCTTGATCCTGAAACTTGTAAAATCATTTTGATTGGAGTTAAGGATAATCGTGGTTTACAAAAGACTATTCCGGCATTTGGTGAAGATGGTGAGAAGGTGTGTATTGAGGAGTTTTTTGAGGTTATACGAGAAAAAAAACCAACCATTATTGGTGGATATAACTCAGCATTCTTTGACTGGCCCTTTATATTAAAAAGGGCGGAAATACTTGGTGTTGATGTTAATGGTCTCACTCAAATATTCACTAAACAGGGAATGAAGGAGAAAGAGGGAATGTTAAAATTGGCAAATGAGATTGAGACATATAAACAACATATTATATGGGGTTTTAACATTATTGATATTGCCCACGCAGTACGTAGGGCTCAAGCAATTAATTCCGAAATTAAATCTTGGGGGTTGAAATATATCACCACTTATTTAGAAAAAGAAAAAGAGAATCGTATCTATGTTGACGGTGGTAAAATTTCTAAGATTTATTTAGAAAATGAAAGTTATTACGTCAATCCAAAAACTGGAGGTTATAAACAAATTGGTGACCCTGGAACTGAAGGTTTATTAGAAAAATATCCGGGTAAATTTGAAATATGGCCAGGTAGAAAAATTGTAGAACAGTATCTTGATGATGACTTGTATGAAACTATGGTCGTAGATGATAGTTTCAGTCAATCAACATTCTTACTTTCTAAATTGGTACCAACCACATATGAGAGAGCCGCAACTATGGGTACCGCAACATTATGGAAACTGATAATGTTAGCTTGGTCATATGAAAACAAATTAGCAATACCATCTAAAGATGAGAAACGTGCCTTTACGGGAGGTTTATCTCGTTTGTTAAATGTGGGTTACGCTAAAAACATTGTTAAATTTGACTACTCTTCACTTTATCCATCTATTCAACTTGTTTACGATGTGTTCCCTGATTGTGATATTATGGGGGTTCAAAAATCGATGTTAAAATATTTCCGTAACATTCGTATTAAGTACAAACATCTTGCTGGAGAATTAAAAGATAGTGACCCAGTATTATCGGAGATGTATGACCGTAAACAGTTACCTATTAAGATTTTTATCAACGCATACTTTGGTTCATTATCCGCACCACACGTATTCCCTTGGGGTGAGATGGATTCGGGTGAAACAATTACTTGTATAGGTCGTCAATGTTTACGTATGATGATTATGTTCTTTATGAAAAAAGGATATAAACCTCTCGTAATGGATACGGACGGTGTTAACTTTGAGACACCTGAAAGTGCAAAAGATTCTGTTTACATAGGTAAAGGTTTAAATGAATTGGTTATTGAAGGTAAAGAGTATCACGGAATTGAAGCTGACACTGCGGAGTTTAATGATATCTTTATGAGAAATGAGATGGGATTAGACATTGACTACACAGCACCTGCTTGTATTAATGTATCTCGTAAAAACTATATCATTAAATTAGTTAAAAAAGGTAAAGAGAAAATTAAATTAACAGGTAACACAATTAAATCTAAAAAACTACAAACATATGTGGTTGAATTCTTAGATGAGGGATTGAAATATTTGTTAAATGGTGATGGTTTATCGTTTGTAGAATTATACTACGATTATGTAGAAAAAATTTATAACAAGGAAATCCCATTGTCTAAGATCGCCAATAAGGCTCGTGTTAAACAATCTATTAATGATTATAAAAAACACATAAAGAAGACAACTAAGGCAGGTTCGTTAATGTCTCGTCAAGCACATATGGAATTAATCTTACAAAATGATTATCCCGCAGGTTTAGGTGATACGATTTATTACATTAATAATGGTGAAAAAAAATCATCTGGTGATGTAACTAAAATAACTAAACCAACAAAGAAACAACAACAGGATTACATTGATAAACACGGAGAACCGATGCCGAGTGATTATGTTCAAGTTAATTGTTATATGATTCCAGAAAAGGATATCGTTGATAATCCCGATTTAAAAGGTGATTATAATGTTCCTCGTTATTTAACAAACTTCAATAAAAGAGTAGAACCATTATTAGTTGCATTTAATCCTTCAATACGTGAAGACATTTTAATTGAGGATCCTAAAGACAGACAATACTTTACTAAACTACAATGTGAGTTGGTAAATGGATTTCCTCTTAAAGAAGATGGTCAGGATAAGTTTGATGAAGTAATGACACTATCCGAAGGAGAGGTTGTTTTTTGGAATAGAGTTGGTCGTGATCCGTATTTTATGTACGTTGAGGATAGTTTGAAATTGGTTGACCAATATTGGGTAGACCATAATCGTAAGGTTCTTAAAAACCAAGCTCAAAGTATTAAAAGTAATGAAGACGAAATCATTATTACGAATAGTAACGATTTCGCCTTACACGCTATTGAAAGTTAGATTACATTAAATGGTGAAACCATAGGTCTATATTTCAAAGATTTGTTTAGATTCTCCGCTTCGTTACCTTTCCTCTCAAGGATTTTTTCGGGGCGGAGTCTTTCTAATCTTTGCATTAATTCTTCAACTAATTTCATTTTCTCATCTTTGGCCTCCGTTAGTAGAGATGAATAATCTAGTTTTACTTGACTGTCTGGAACTTGTAAGTCTCCCGAAAACTTACCCCAAATTCTCGCTAAACCTTCTTTAGCGAATGCAATCAAATATTTTCTAACCCAGTTTTGAGCTGGTTTGTTTAACACATCCCAAGTAAGTTGTTCAGTTTCAACATCAGATGGTAATTTAACAACATCTTTGTTTTTATCTAAACAAGTATCTCTATCCATAGTTTCGTAGTACCAATACCAAACTCTATAGTTACGTTTAATATTTTGAAAATCAAATCTACCACCAGGAACGTTATATAAGTGTACAACTTTTGTTCCTTCAGGTCCCGCAGTAATTCTATAGGTTAAATCTCCACCGATAATACGATTTTTGATACTTCTATCTTGCATTCTTAACAACAAATCAAACGCGGGCATCATAAAGTATGAACCACCATTCGCCATTTGAGCAAAACCACCTGAACCCGCAATACCACCTAAACCACCAAAACCACCTAAGAATGGGTCGATAATGGAGTCGGTTAACTCTGAACGAGAAAACCATAAAAGTTCATTTATTTCACGTCCTGCAGGAATTGTATATAACTGTTGACCCGCCACAAGTTCAATATAATCCTTTTTAAGTTCAGAATTTCCACCCGCTTGTAAACCAACTATTTTAGAGTATGAATGAGAGTACTGTGTTTCGTAATCTAAACTTCTAGTTGTAAATGCTCTTGTTAATGATTGAGTGTCAACATCAAGTCCAGCCAATGCTGACCATTGTGATTCTATTAACCAATCACTTACGTATTGTTCGTATTCGGATAAGGATAATTCGATAAATGTATCCATTTGTTCTTCGGTAAGTTCAATACCTCTAACAGGCATACCCAACAAGTGGAATACCTGAGTATATAATTTTTCCTTCTCTGGTTGTGAAATAATTGTTGCGCTCATTGTTTGTTTTATTCATATAAATAGTTTATATTTTAAAAGAAAATG